ACCAATGAGCGATGGCGACTTCTTCGACGGTGTGATAGTGAGCGGACACGGCTTGTTGTACATTATCCAGTAACTCAAGAACTGGCCTATGAGCGTATCGTCAAGCTGGGCGCACATCCTTTGCGGAGGGAACAAACTATTCTGTATCATCCGAATTGTGCCGTTATGAACGCTTTCCCGTTCTTTTTCACTAACAGCACATTGCCGGTGTCTATCTCGGTGGTAAGCTCTACGGGTGTCTGTCCTGCCATCTTCAGTTGTCGGATAAAGTTTTCAATTCCGCTACGGATGCCTTTCAGTTCGTCGAGCGTTCCTTCGTATTGTTTCCACTGGGCGTTGCTCAGTGCGCCGATGAGTCGCTTCATCCATGCCGGACGCTTGGAGCGGTCCACGGTACATTCTACTTTCAGTGCTGCCATAGTTATTCTTCGGGAAATTCGGGTTTCACATCGGGGTCTGCTTCATACGGATAGACATCCATAATCGGTGTTTCGGCCACGGAGAGGATGAGATAATCGGCCATGGATCCTTTCATGCCTTCGTCGAGCTTCTTCACCGCATCGCGGAGGTCGGATGCCTGTACGAGTACGTTGGTCATGGTCCGCTTCTCGGCACCGCTCTTTTCGTCAATAGTGAGGAATGCGAGCTTGCACTTGAACCAGCGGTCGGCTGCTTCTTCATCGGAAAAGAACACTTCGCTGTACTTGGCAGGAACAATGCCGGCTATTGTAAATTCTCCACTGATGTAGGGTGTCATTTCCTCGATGATGCGTGCTTCTGCCTCGGTATGGCTGAGGGCATCCACGAGATAGGGTTCAGTCACTTTCTTGTTCTGACCATTCTCCATGGTCTTTTCGTACTTAATCTTGCATAAAAACCAGTTGTGCATCATGATGTTTTCTTTTTTTGGGGGTTATACTTCCACCCGTTCAGCTCATAGAGCTTCTTGCGGGCATCTTCAAATTCATTGGTAGTGTATACGGGGGTACCCGTGCCTCCTGTTTCGGTATATTCCATCCGGTAGACAACGTAAAGTCTCCCCCGCATACGAATCTTATAGCTACTTTTGTTCATCTTCTTTCTTCGGTTCCAAATAGAAGGTTTCATCCTGAACTACCTGAATACCGATTTTGTCAAACATTCCACTTACTTCTTCCTTATCACGGTCAGCAAGAAGCTTGTCTTTGGCAACTTCGTTGGTGGTTCTGATGTAGGAAGGCAGGAATTCTTCACAGAGCTTCAATACAGATGCCCATGTAAATCCTTTCAATGTCTTCAGTTTCGGGGTTCCTGTACGGAAACCGAACACACCGTGTGCGCTTTCCACACTCTTTCGTTTCTGGAAAAGCTCTTCTTTGTTCTCGATGGCATACGACTGGACAATCTCGAAGTTCTTTTCCTTCGTGTCTTCCAGTTCTGCAAGCTGGTCGGCATACTTTTCACGGATTTTTGTCATTTCTAAGTCCATCTTGGCAGTGATGGACTGGATCTTTGCATCGGCAGCAGAGAATTCTGCAAATGCCTTTTCTGCATCTTCACGGGTAAGACCCGAGTGTACTGTTTTCTTGGTTCTAACCATAACTTCTTTTTTAAATGGTGAATATTATTGTTCTTTATGAGATATGCTTTTCAGCTGCTTCAGAGTCTCCTTCAGCTCTTCGTAGTTCATCTTGGATATCGGTTTTTTCACTACACCATGATTAATTACAAAATGGTTAATCTTGGCTTTGTTCATGGCTATTTCGTCCGGGTCGTTGCTTGCATAGTCCTTGTTCAGGAAAGATATTTCAAGGCTTACGGCATAGATGGCCTTGACCAGTGCCAGGCATTCCGATCGGACGGATTTGGTTGCCGTTCCTTCGTTCATGAACTGCCTGATGAAGGCAGTGGCTTCACGCTTGGTCAATTCTTTGGACGATGTGGTACGTCCGTTGCTGAACTGAGAAATCAGATTCCGATAGGTATCTTCGTCCCATCCGTTACTCCTTTTAAGGCGGTGAATCTGTTGTTTCTGAGGGTTTGTTGCTAAGATTTCCATAAACTTATTCTTGATGATCGTTCTCCAACCAATAGTGCTGTGCTCCTTCTTCCCAAATGGTGTAGTATCCTTTCTTACCGCCACATCCGCGTCCCTTATACGTTGCTCTGAATCCTTCCACCTGGATACGGACGAAGCTGTCTCTTTTGACTACATAAGCCGCTTTGCCCTCCACCTCCTTACCTTCCACATGGCTCGTGAATACGAAGATTTTGGAACGGAACTTCTTACGGAGCTGTACAATCTCTTCTGCCTTGGCTTCGAACTGGTCCGTAAAGTATTGGATGGAGTCGATGAATACGACATCAGGGCTGCGCTGTTTCCGTAGGTATTCTTCAAGTCCCTGGACGGTGAGGTCTTCGACAAACTTGATGCGCTGCACTTGACTGCGGATTCCTGCTGCCTGTAGTTCTGCATGGAAGTCAGAACAGATGCCCATTTCCAGGGTGGCGAACAATACGGAATAACCCATACGGTCGAATTCTCGTGCAAGGTCAAGTGTGAAACGGGTCTTACCCATACCCGACTTGCCATAGACAATCCAAATACCACCGCGCTCACGATGACCGAAAGCATCGGCAAATTCTCCTTCAAACGGGATGTAGTCATACTTCTTACCTTCTATGTTGGCGATGCTGAATGCTCTCATACCTGTAATGATCCTGTGCTAAGTTCCTGCTTGATTACCACATCATCAATCATGCCCGACAATTCGCGCAAATCATCGGCAAACCATATCTTACGGCCATTGTCAGCATTCACAATCTTCTGTACCTTGGGAAGCTTTCCCCAAATCATTTCGGCTGCGTCTGTGGTTGGTACTCCGTTGGCCAGACAGATGTTGATGACATCTTTCTTGGTAGCTCCCATCAGGGAAATGTAGTTACGGCTGAAACGGCCGTCTATTTCGTCATATCCTTCCACACGGCCCACATTGCGCTGAATGGTGCGTTCAAGGGTTTCTGTTCCTGCAACGATGCAGCCCATACGTCCAAGGGTATCATCGTACAGCGGGATGAGGGTACACATGGCGGTATTGCTGAGCTTACCGGCATCGTCTATCAGTAGGATGGGCTTGCGTGCTGCCATGCTGTTCATGTGCTCGATGACCACATCCAGAATCTCATCATTGTCCATGTACCGGCTCACTCTCTTTCCCATGGCTTGTGCCAGCTTCGACAGGAACTTCCGGCTGCTCCACTTCCTGCACTTGATGTATACCACGCTTCCGTCACCGTGAACGTTGTACAGGTCGATGAGGGATTGAGTCTTTCCGCTACCGCTACGGCTGCTGATGCAGAACCATTTGCTCTTGTTCTTGGCTGCCACAAAAGCGGTCTTCACTTGCTGGTAACTTGTCACGCTGTCCACCACATTGCGTGAGTTCTCGAAGAAGTACAGACCGGTGGCAATCTTTTCGGCCAGCACGTCGTCGTTGGCTGCATACTTTCCTGCACGGAATTGGCTCATGGCTGCGTCCGATATACCGCAACGTCTCGAAAGCTCCGACGCCTTGCTGCCTCGGGCTATCAGATTATCAATGTAATTTCTTAATGCTTGCTTGTCCATTTTTAATAAGGATTAAAGGGTTATTTAACGGCTGAAGTTCATGTCGGTGGGGTTGAACTGGTAATCATCATCATCGTCCATGATGGAGACGGGGACAAAAGCCCGGCGGGTCGATTCTTCGATGATGAATGCATCCTCCACTTGTCGCTTGTCATATTTCCGTTCCTTGTGTTGGCCACAGCTGTCTGTTATCAGTGCCCTATCCAGCAGCCTGTTGCTTCTAAGTGCGGGAATTTCCTCGCGTAGTCCGTTCAGAACTTCATCCACTCGGTTCTGTTTGTCAATATATCTTCGTTCGAATTCCTGGTTGTATTCCTTCACCTTCTGTCTGTACGCAAAGTGTTCCGGTTTCTGGTCGGCCAGTGCCATAGGCACCTTCATGGTGCGGTGCATGATGAATGCCAGTGTTCCCACTTCTTCCTTCACGCGGTGTCCCTTGGTCGAGATGGCGTTGATGATGAGCACATAGCTCATATCATCAGGGTCATACTTCACTACCCAGTCTTCGTTGAAGTGGTTGCGGAGGTTCATGTCGAAGCTTTCGAAGTTGATTCTCACGCCCTGCATTTCCAGCATCAGACCTTGACCGGTCAGTCTGTTGGTGCGTCCGGTGCTTTCTCCCATCAGCATCAGGTATTCTTCATCACTGAACCTCACTTTCCGTTCTTCCGGTGTGTTGGCCCATGCTTCCATGTAGGCAGCTGCCTTCTTTTCACGTTCCTTGCTCATGATTACGTGTATCTGTTCCTCTACCTGGTCTTCTGTAGGAAGCAGATGACGGTTCTTGTTGTACGCGTCAAAGTTGGGTTGGTTATCCGGGTTCGATGTAATGTTGTGTCCGCTCCAGTTGGGAAGAAGCTGGCAGTAGTTACGGTTTATTTCGTTGAAGTAAGGTTCAATGATCTTCGACTTGGCATTTCCAACGGCAGCGGGGGTATAATACTTCGTCATGGCTTGGTAGAAGGGTGTCAGTGCACCGCGTCCGTAGTTGTCGCTCTGTAGCTGCAAAGGCTTGTAGCGGGTACCGAAAAGTTCCTTGGTATGCTTCACGGCATTTCTCAAGGCTTGTCTGATGAGTGCGGTGTTCTCGCGGTCGCCGATGGCATATCCTATCGGGTACTTGCAGCAGGCATCCAGAACGACTACTACCGTCTTTCGGTTGTCATACGTGGTGCGCTTGTGGCGTGTTCCGTCGGCACCGGTCTTTATTTCCTGTTTCTGGTACAGCAGTTCCACGTCCCATCCGTCAAGTGTCCAGTAGGTAAGTGCCGTTTCGGGTGCAGAACGCTTTATCTGCATCTCCAGCTTGTTTCTCATCACCTTCGGCCCGCGTTGGTGCGCCAGGGTGGTTGTCTCCATCTGCTTACGGTATTTGTCCACGGTTACAGGACTCTTGATGAGTGGCATGTCCATATAGGCAGCCACTTCGTTGTACTTGTCCATTATCTGAACGTTGTTCAGGTTCATGTGCTGCGACAGAAGCTTGTGCATCACGGACTCCATCCGTTCATCAGTCACCTTCTTGGCATTATTGTTGCCTCGGTTCTTGTGGATGAGCGATGCAAGACCTTCCTTGGCATACTGGTCTGCCTTCCTTTTCAGCGATTTCGGGTTGGCAGGAAGCTTGTGCGGATACTTCGCTTCGCCAAGGCTGTTTCTTATCTCGCCCAGCTCGTTCACCATGTCCGACAGTCTTCCCCACACGTCGATGCGGGTGTTTCCACCGCCTATCTCGCGTTTCTTCTCACCTACGATGTACAGCACTGCATCCAGCACACGGGCTTGTAAGGTGTAAAGTGCAGCCTTGTCTGCACTCAGCTTCCTGCCTTCGCAGTCTCTATATTCCGATGAAAAGAAGCTATACGCTGCTTCGTTATACCTCAGGGTGCTTTCCAGCAGACCCATGCGGTTACGTTCGGCTGCTTCCACGGGGTCACCGTAGATGTCCCTGTACTGTTTCTTGATGTTGTCTTCCATGGTCATGTATTCGATTAAGGCCGGCTTTCCGTTGCTCGCCCTGCGCATCAGGACCAAAAGCCCACGGTTTACCTTATAATTATATGTACCTTCCGGCAAGAAACCTCTATCACTTCCTACACCACGTTTTTGATTTCTCCGAATGAGATCATTGGCATAAATGCACAATCTGTTGTTGTAGACTTCGTACATATCCTTACTGTTTTATTTGTTTCACTTGTACAAGCGCGGGAACCGACCCCGCCAAAGAAAGCCACGCTGCTGTAATACCTATTGAAATTTTAAAACACCATGAAAAAACAGCTTTATCGCAACGCTCTTTGCTTGTTCCATATTCATTTACTTGCTATTGTCCGGTTGACGTTCATTGTTCACCATCAGCGACACGGCCGATACACCGCCCGCTATCACCAGTGCTACACTGCCTATCAGCTCATTGGTAGTAGGCTGCATGTTGTCTGCCAGTCTTACAGCTACAAACAGTGCTATAACTGTCGCCGCAATCTGAATTTTCCGTAATGTATTCATATATCTATCTATTTAAAGGGTTATCAATAAAAGGCGGAGCCGGTCTATCCTCACGGACCGTCGGCCCCTGGTCTACAACATTATTTATTATGAGATTACTCTACTCGCTTTCACGTGTCCATACTTGTCCAGTATCTTAACCTTCTTCACATGTTCAGGCGTAACCTCCACCAATTCCACCATTTTACCACCCTTTTGTAGGGCCATCTGGCGGATTCTTTCAGACTGATCAGAGTTTCGCTTATATCGCAATGCTAAGGTTACATTGGCAACGGTTACGCCAAAATGTTTGGCTAACTCTCTTTTTCCGTCAGCACTAATGATTATTTTTCTTTCCATTTCCGTGATTTTTAATTGAAAATCGTTATTTTTGGGCACTGATTCATATTATCATGCTGCAAAGATATACACAATATGTGAATATCCAAACAAATACCAATAAAAAATTCACAAAATGAATAGTATTTTAGATAAAATAGCAGTTTTAGACAGAATTAAAGAGTTCTACAACTTAGAAAAAAAGATTGATTTGGCTAATTTTTTAGACATTTCACCAAATACATTGAGTAATTGGTACACAAGAGACACATTTGATATTGATATAATATACACAAAATGTGTTGGTGTGGATTTTAATTGGCTTTTTAATGGTGAAGAATCTAATTTCTTAAAAGGACAGAATTATGTAAAAATCTTCAATCGTATTTTTGAGGAAATCTTGCCTGAGACTGGATTGACTTACCAAGAATTAGGAGAATTTTGTGGAATTGACAAGGAAAGAATGGAATTTATCTTTCATAGACAACAAAATATGAATGAAAAAGATATAAGTCAAATTGTATCAAAGTTAAATCTTGTTCCTTCATGGGTTATTAATGGTTATGGAGAAAAATATATAGACAAATCTTTTAATCCACAAAATAT